GAGGGCCTTGTATTCCTTGATCTCCTCTAGGAATTGTAAAGTTAAATATAGCATCATTATCTGTAGTACCTGAATTTGTAATAATTACATCAGTACCTGGATTTCCAGTAGCTACAGTACCTAGTTCTATTGTAGCAGGTATGCCAGGTATACCTTGCGGACCTCTTGGAATTACTGTTGAATTGCAGCCACAGCCGCAGTTAGAATCACACATATTTTTATAGTTTAATTATATAGTTAATTACTAAGTATGGTTGCATGTTAGTAACTGGTGTATTTAAAAATGTTCCAGAACCATCTAATATAGTTCCAGAAATATTATGAGTATGTGCTCCATTTGAACCAGATAGTACACTGTTTATTATGTAACTTCCACCATCACCATTATCATCTGCATCAATTTTTGCAACTTTAAAATCTGATCCACCTTCACCAATACTTACAGTTTGTCTAGAATAGTGATCATGAGAACCACTACCTGTAACTGCAAAAGTATTACCATGAGTATGTAATGGTAGGTTAGCTTGACTAAGTGGAGTTGCTGTACTACCACCAAAATTACCCATTGTATTAAACAATGGAGTTGTAAAATCATACCCTACTGGCACTTTTGTTTTTAAATTAGGTAAAATAAAAGTATCAACACCACTAGGTGTACCATAAGTATCTCCTATTACTGCATATAATTCTGCATAAACACCGGTTTTAAGAACTTCTTGTCCAACACAAGTTGCCCATCCTGTAGGTGGAGTTAATGCACTAAAAGCTACTATTGCTCCTGTTGGTATAAAACCAACTCCAGCATTAGAAGTATTTATTAAAGTTACTAGTTCATTTATATCAACACCAATTATAGCAGAAGTAGGTGTTCCTGTATTTGTAACAGGAGCCTCTACATTTACAACTCCACTAGGTCCTTGTGGTCCTATTGAACCAGTTAATCCAATTGGGCCTTGTATACCTTGTATACCCTGAGAACCAGTATCACCTTTTTCACCTTGAGGACCTCTAGGTACTGTTATAGAATTACAATCACAACTTCCTGTACATGAACACATAATTTATATATTTTAAGATCTTGTTCCTGACATTGAAACAAAAAGTTTTGTTGCTGCATTACTTGCATTAGTTGATGTTATTACAAATGTTAAAACATCAGTTGGGACTAATGCTGTAGTTGAACCTGTGATAACTACTGCTGATGCATTTACAGTTGCAGTATAAAAAGCAGTTCCATTTTTTCTAACTTCTAAAACTACTGCACTTGCTACACCACCTGCAATATCAGTTGTAACACTAAGTGAACTATAACTTACATTAAAAGGTACAACTACTCTTAAAAGAGTAACATTACTTCCTGTAAGAGGTCCACCATAACCATCTGCTGTAAATGCTACTACAGTTGCAGCAGAACCTGCTGTTCCAGCAGGACCTTGTGGACCTGTGGGACCTGTAATATTTACAACAGATGTCCAAGTACTAGCACCTGTTTTTTGATAAGTTAAACCATTTGTACTTAGTAATGCAAAATCTCCAATAGCAGAACCTCCAATATCTGTTACATTAGGGTCTGCAGAAGCACTCCACCATTTAGCTCCTGCTGCCCCAGCTGCACCTGTAGAGCCTGTAGCTCCTGAAGGACCTGTTGCACCTGTTGCACCTGCAGGACCCGTTGGTCCTTGAGCCCCTGTTGCTCCAGTAGCTCCTGTAGGACCTTGAGGGCCAGTAGCTCCTTGTGGTCCAGTAGAACCAGTAGGCCCTGTTGGACCTTGAATACCTTGAAGGTTTATTTGCCAAGCATTACCTGTTCCTGTACCTGTAAATGTATCTACAAGAATTACTAAATTATTAGGACTTATACTGTAACTTGTAACAGTACCTGTCATTGTTCTTGTACCATCAGAAATTACAACATATTGTCCTGCTGTATATGCTAAATCTGCATCAACAACAACAAAAGTTCTTGACCCAGTTCCAGGACCAAAAGATGTACTAGAATTAGTTTTATATTTATTACCATTAACACCATTTGCACCTGTGGCTCCAGTTGGGCCAGTTGCACCTGCAGGTCCAGTTAAACCAATTGGACCTTGAGGCCCTTGAATTCCTGCAGCACCATTTGCTCCTGTAGCACCTGTTAATCCTCTTAATCCTTGAGGGCCTTGTGGACCTATTGGACCCTGTGGGCCTTGAGGTCCTCTAGTAGCAGGTATATTAATCTGTGCATTAGCACCACTTCCAACTAAAGAGACTCCACCACCAACAAATGTTAATTGAGAAGTATTAGCTGTTATTTCAGTAGCATCTTGATATACAGCAATTGGATTTCCTCCACCACCACCTCCTCCATTATTTTGGAGGTCAGTAATAGCTTCAACTAAAGCATTTAAATGCCCAAAGAATCCTGGGTTGAAATCATTTGGGTCTATTAAGAATGGATCCCTACCTGTACTTTTTATAAATTTATCCATAATTTTTTATATATTTTTAACTGCAGCCACAACCACAACCACCAGTTGTTGATGTTCCACAGAGTCTTTGAAGTTTGTTTAATAGTTTTAAGAACTCAGCTTCACCTGAACATTCTGCTACTGCTTTTAAAGCTTGTAATATACCATCAGCTAATACAAAAGTATTGAAAGCTTCTGATTCACAAGTATTACAATCTTGGTCTATTGCTGCTAAAGCCAGTTTTTCTACACAGCAAATTACATTACAATATACTACTATTAATGTATCTGTAACATATGTAACATTGTTATTATCTACAACAGTATATTCAAAAGTATAAGAACCATCAGCTAATGTAGTATTACCAAAAACATCTACAGGAGCATAAGTGTATAAATCAAATACTGGAAATATAGAATCTTGTATAGCAGTAAGTACATTAATAGTTGCTAATGGTGTTGATGAGTTATTTAATGTAATAGTTAATGTTGCTGATTGTACATAAGGTGTAGTAGGAACTGTTTTATAAACAGTTAAACTATTATTCCATCCACCAGGATTAGTAGTACTATTATAAAACCCAGTAGTATCTGTAATAGTTATACCAGTACATCCATTTAAACATGCTGATATTGTTGGTGTTAATGCCATAGTATGTTATAGGTTTTATCTCAAACAAAAATAGTGAAAAACCTAATCCGAAAACTAGGTCTTTCACTATCCTTATCTAGAGATTAATTGTTAAACAAATGTTGCGTTAGCAAATCCTCTTTGAAGTACAAATGCATCTAAAAGATCAACTACATCTTGTCCTTGATTAGTTGTTACATCTACAAAATAATTAATGATAGCACCTCTGTTTTCACCTGCACCAATCATTGATGGAAGTCTATCTAACCAACCAATGTTAAGTGGAGTATAAGAAGCAGTAGAAACAGCATCTTGCTCACGGAACAATGGTGGAACTTGGTCAACAAATACTTGACCTTCGTCACCCCAAGAGATATACTCATCATTAGCAACTTGCTCATAAACACCAGTACCATCTAATGCAGCAGTAGTATCTACTGGAGTAGCAACTCCAAATCCTTCAAGAAGAACATTGAATCTAACTTTGTCATATTGTCTCCAACGGTTAACATCATATTTTTGCTTGATACCTGTAATTTTGATACCAGCACTTGCTGCTGTATAAAGAGCAGTAATATCAGCACAATCAGCAGCTATAGTTGAACCACTTGGTCCTTGGTAAGCATAATTTAAAGTAATTACATTACTAGTAGCATTAACTGCAACAACTTTGTAAACAGCAGTTGTAGCACCTACAGTAGTAACACCTGCATCAGCAATACGTAAAACATCACCAACAGCAGGAAGAGTTCCTACTACAGTAACAGCTTTTGAATATTTAGTAAGAGTAACGCTAGTAAAACCAACAGCACTACCTGCTGCAGCATTACATACTACTTCTGATCTAACTCTCCAATCAGTAGTTCTATTTGCACGGAAATTTTGAACTAATGATTTAACAAGGTTTTCAGCTACTGTATTATCAGTATCAGAACCTGTTGATTGGTAAGTACCATACTTGTAACTTGCAGGACGTTTACCATAGATAAATGAGTTTGGTGTGTGCTCAAGTTTGATGATAAAGAAGTTGCTAGTCACTGGACCTAATGCACCAGTAATAGTACCAGTAGTACCATTGTTACCAATGTAAGATACTTGTTCACTAGCATCTACGTGTGCAGTACCTGTATAAGTAGCAACACTTGGTAAACTAAGAACTACTTGCTGAAGTGGTAAATACTCTCCACGATCTTTGATAAGTTTGATTTTAGTAACTGGTACACCAGCACCATCTACAAGAAAACCAGAACCATTGATATTAGCACTAGTAAATACATTATTTGACATATCACAAACTGCTACTGCTCCAAGGTCTTGACCTGGGAACATTTTAGCTACAGTTGTGTAAGCCTGATCAGGAATGATAAATACACTCTTGATATTATTTTTTGAATCTAAAGCCATTTTTTAAAATGTTAATTTGTTGTTTGTTTTGTTTTACAAATATATAAAATATTTATTCTAAATTCTCTGCACTTAATTGGGTAGCTGGTATCTGTTCTCTCACTGCTGCAGAGAGTAATTTTACAGCGATGTCACAGATACTTTGATGTGATATTGGGTCTAGTTTACAATTTACTTGTAATAAAGGATTGGATAAATTAATTTGAATATCTTGAGGATATTTAATATATCTCATATAATAATTAGTAATAGTTTCATTAGGATTAGTACTGTATATAATACCATGTATTTTTCTTTCTTGAGTTACAGCATTATAAGTTACACTTTGAGTACCATGTTCTAATCTCCATATAATACCTTCAGTACCATCAGTCCAAGGTTTCTTATAAGGGTTAGAAAAATTTAAATTGTACTCATCATGAGATATTGGTATTGTCATGATTCTATTATATACAGGAGGAGTAATACCACACTGTTTAGTATTTGTAGTACAACCTTCATAAATAGGTAGCATGCAATCAACTGGAATTGCCCAGAGAGTTTCTCCAGGCAATGTTCCAATTTGTTGATTAGTAGGTAATTTTTGAATAGGAGGATTTGCATCTCCACTATCTTTTATTAAAGAAGAAAGCTCTTGGATTCTAATTTCAGTTTCCTCAAAACCCTCCATGTTTCTATTACTCTTAGGGTTGATTCTCTGAAGTACATAATACCACTGAGCCTTTGTTAGAATAATGCTTGCTTCAGGGTCAACAAACCCAGGAGCACTTTGTGAGTAAAGTGCATCATATGTCACAAGGACATTATTCCACATTTCATTAGCTGTCATAGCCAGATTGTTCTTTAAGTCTTTCTATAATAGCAAAGTTTTCTGGGTCATTAATGAACTTAATAGCATTCACTTGTGGACCAATATCTTTACCATCTAGGAATTGGTAAGTTTTTTCTTTAGTTAAAATTAAAGCACCATTCTTTAAAGCTTTCATTAATAGTAATTTTGCATCTTTATTAATGTCATTTACTACTTTTAAGAATTGAGCAGGTGAATCATTAACGAGTTTTCCAACATAGGCAAACACATAATCATAGTTTGTAGTATTACTAATTCTTGAATCATATAACCACATAATTTCTTTTAATTGTTCAATATCTGCTTTAACTCTTGCAAACCAAGAATATGCTTCTAGTTTTACATTTAATTCTTCTTTCTCTTGTACTTCAGCAACTTCCTGATCTACTATCATAAATCTGTAAGTACGCTTTTTGTTTTTTTCTGAAGGTGATGGAGCCACCACATTCTTGTTTAACATTAGTACTTTATATTTTAGCATATCTATTGGAACAGATAGATCCAAAGTATTTGCTTCATTTCTCAATTTAACTGTACCACTTCTTTGCCAATATGTATCAGGAAAACGATTACCTTTTTCATCAGTTTTATATTTAGTGATGTCAAGGTCTCCTTTATTCATTCCTAACATTCTTTCAAAGAATTCTTGTTCAGTAATTTCATCATCAGGAAACTCAGGAGTTCTAACTTTCTTGATATTGTCAAGTGGTCTAATATATAGACCTGTCTTTTTACTTACAGGTACTGACAAATAAGTGAGTGCAGTATTAAATTGATAAGAACCATTGGTCTTATCTTTACCATCTTCACTGATTTGATATTTGTGTCCCCAACTATTGGGTCTTACAATTGGTACAACTTTAACCACTTTATCTATAAAGAAGCTTTCTAGTGGTGTATTCATTGTGTCTGTGTCATTAATCTTTTTAGCCATTTTCTTATTTTTTACAAAGGTATAAATAAAGGAGGATGTATTTCAACCCTCCTTTACTATTATTTATTATACTAAGTTATAACGGAAATCTACAACTTTTGTTGGATCAGTAATCATCATTCCACCCCACATCATTCTGTGAATTTCATAACCATCAGATCTAGATACTGCCATTGAAGGAGAACCTTTACCTGCAGGTGTGAATGGATCACGCATACCTGGGATATAACGGAATACAGATGGTTGACCTTTTACAGATACTCTCTTAATTCCTGATTCACCACCAAAATCCATAGCAATCATTCTACGAGATTCAGTAGTTCCACCTTCTGGGTGAGTCTCTGGGAAAAGAACTTTATCATCAAACATTGGACAGTACATTAATTCAAATGTAATACCATTGATTGAATAGTATTTAGTGAATTGGAAACCAGCAGAAAGCGGCTTAGGAATACCTGTAAGTTTTCCACCATTTTCTTTGTAAACAGAAGTATCATTACTACGACCTGGACCAGAACCTGTATTGCTTAACAATAATTCAGTACCACCTTTAGCAAGTACAGCTCTGTGGAAATCACGGATACCATATTCACCTGTACACAAAGTAACAACACGATTACCCATTTCAATTCTACCAATAGATAGATCCAAGAATACTTCAGTTAAGAAGTCCAAGTCAAGAGTTGAATAATAGTGAATATTAGATGGTGCAATTTGCTCAAACAAACCAGCACCTGATTCTAATGGATATTTACCAGAAGCATCTTTGTTCAAGAACAAATCTTTTTCTGTAAAGTTGTGTAGACCATAAAAGTGCATAACTACGTTAGCAACTTCAGCTTGGTACATAGCTACCATATCAAGGTAGTTAATCCAAACTTTTTCTTGCTTACCATCAAGACCTGGGAATGAAAACTCTAATGGGTAGTTTTTACCTTCGTTAATCATGTTACCAGGAACTTCATACTCAAAACGCTGCATTGTAATTCTGTTACGCATTCTGAATGGTGAAGTGAAATTAGGCTTTTGACCACGGCTAGAAAGTGTAGATGGTGCTACGTTAAAAAACTTAGCCCAACGCTGACCAGCTTCAAGTTCTTCTGCAGGAACAGAAAGAGTTGGATCTGATGTCAAAAGTTCTACTTCATACTCAAAGTTAGTACCTTTAGGTTTAACAGAGATTACACGAAGTAAGTATTCTGCTTTGTTACCTTTGATAATGTTATCTGCTTCAAAGTATTCTTCACCATATACCATATAGAAAGCAGCAACACCTGCACCTAGTTCACCTGCTTCAGCAGCAGTAGTTCCAGCAGCATCATATGCTTCTAATAAAGGAATATTTTTTTCATGTTGACCTTGGAGCATCCACTCATAGTAGTTATTTTCTTCAACTTCCACAGTTGGAAATTGATTAAGGAAGTCAAACATCGCATTCTTCAAATTAGTTCTAAAAATCTGGTGAATGGTGTTAGTTACAAGCTGAGGTCGCTTCATGTATAAAGCTCCCAAGTTATTTGCAGTTACTAGACCATTGTAGTCTTTGGCTGCGTATTTCTGTAGTTGAAATAATTGCATGGTTTTATTTATTTATTTTTAAGGAAATGTTCAAGTGAGGATAACACATCAGACTCTTTTTCTGAAATATTATTACTCAAGTTTGAGCCTGATCTAAAAGCAGCTTTTTTTAATCTGTCATCAATAGATCTTGATACTTTAGTTTCTGCTAATCTCATTAGTTTAGTTAAGTCAGGTTTAAGATTACCTCTTTCATCTGTATTAAATAAACCAAGTTCAGTCAGATAATGCAACTGCATTCTAAAAGCTTCAGGATTTTTTCTTGACAAGGCTGCTACTTTGTTTAATGGTTGTTTATTTTCGTCATAAGCAACTGTTTCTGTCATTGACTTATACAGTTGGTCTTTCATTTTATCTGTAAGTGCTACACCTTTGAAAATCTCAGGTGTATTTATAATTGCTGACTTAAGAGCTTGCAGTCTTTGTCCAGCTTCTTGTTGTCTTTTTTGAGCAATGTATTGTTCTTCTTGTTTTTTAAGTTGTATTTGTTTTTGAGTATCTTGATTTAATGATTGTGCTGCTTCAAAACCTTCATCAGCTAATTCATCTAAATCTCTAGCTCTTTCTACATACTTATTAATCTTATCATTAGAAAATCCTTTTGTTCTAAGAAGTTCTCTGTAAAGTTGTTCTGCTTTTGCAGGATTACTTTCAAGGTCTTCTTTAGTTACACTAGAATAATCTACTAATTTACTACCAATATCAGATGCTGAATCTTCATCTAACCCATCCATAAATAATTGGAATTGAGTTCTCATTTTAGCTGGCATCTCAGATACAACTTCTTCAAAGATTTTTAAACCTCTTTTAAAGTCACGTCTTTCCATTAAGTATTTAAAACTCTCAGGAGAACCATCAAATTCAAAATCATCATCAGCAGCAAAATCTTCATCATCAAATAAACCTTCAGACTTTAGCTGTTCAGCTAAAACCTTATATAAAGGTTCATCTTCTTTATCATCTTTCAAAGAACTATCAGCATCACTAGGAGCAAAATCTTTTGCTTTCTGTTCAATGCTTTTCTCATCATCACTATCTTCTTCTGAATCACTTATCAGATTAGAAAGCTCTGTGTCAAAATCAAAATCACTACTTTCAGCAACATCCTTAATTAAGTTCTTGTCTGAAGAGTTGTCAATTGTTTCTACTCCACCATCTGGTCCACCAAATTCTGGAGAATAATACTTATTTACTTTCATTTTTCTTACTTGTTTACAAAATTATGTTTATTAATTCTTATCTTATTGTTATTTAAGCTTATTCTATATAGCTTATTTCTTGTCATATTTATTCTTATTTTCTCTTGCAACCTTTAGAGCTGTCTCTGCTTTGAGTTCTTCAATCTCTTTTTTAGAAGTGATTTCTTTCTCTTTAACAACTAATTTCTTTTTCTCAATTTCATTCTTTTGTTTATCTGCAGTATACCTTAATTGATGCTCTCTATCTTTTTGTACTTGCTCAAAAGTTTGCTTTTGTTGTTGTAAGGCAATTTTACTTTGCTCTAGTACATCAGGTATCATATTTTCATTTACATCTGTTTCTTGTGCAAAACCTAATGCTTTAAGAGTTTCAACTTGGATTTTATTATCTCTATCCAATTGTCTATTGACATCTTCTCTATCAAGCTTTTCATACTCAAGCTGTAATGCTTGTTGTTGTAATTGTGCTTGTTGTTCTGCAAGTTCTTTTTCATGCTGCTGTTGAGCCTGTTGTTGTTCTTGCTGTTCTTGAGCCATCTTATCCTGAGCTTCTTCTAAATATCTAGCCAAGCTTGATATACTATCTTTTTTGTAGATTTCAATGAGGTCTCTAAACTTAATCTGACCTGTCTGCATACCTGCATGAGCCAATTGATTAAGTGCTTGCATAAGTTCTTGAGTATTTGGACCATCATCTATGTGGATATCATATTCAGATTCACAGAATTCGTCATAACTATTAACTACTTCAACCATCATATCATCACCTACATACTGTACTTTCTTTGGATTTTGTTTCCAAACATACTTAGCAACTTCTAATAATCTCTGCATACAATCTCTTTTAAATGAGTTGTGTAGTGAAAAGTATTTCTCAGTCATTGAGTTAGATGCTGACCATCCCATATTAGATGTACCTACATTGGCATCACCTTTAATATCACCTTGTCTGTATTCATTAACTCCAGATATTAAATCCATCTGTTGTTTAATAAATCCAATAAGGTTAACGTGCTGTGTAATATAGTTACCCATTTCAAGGTTAATACCTTGTGCTGACATTTGATTAAAAGTACCTGCAGATTTACCTTGCATTGGTCCTTTAATTACTTCATTAGTTGGATCTAAGAATAAAATGTTAGTTGCTTCTGCATACTGCAACCACTTCAAAGGATCCCACTCTGATGGAATCATACTTACATTGATTCCTAACATTGGGCCTTTGTATTTTGATAAGGCTAGGTTTAATCTGTGGAAATAAATATCATATAAATAATCCATAGGTTTAATATTGTCCATGAAAGACATTACCCTTGAATTATTTGTATTACAGTAAATACCTACATAAGGTGGTTTACTTTCTGATAAATTAGCCATACTCCTTGATTGATAAGGGATTGGTCTAATCTTTACATAAATATCGTTTGCTATCTTCGTCCCTTCCCACCACTCATTAATCCATATCCAATCTACTGTTTCACCAGCATCTGTATCTAATGTGTAATACTCATCTACAATCTTCTCTTCTTGACTTCCGTATTCATCATAGTACTTTACCTTTCCAATCTTTCTTCTCGACTTCCAGCATACACGCATAATTCTGACGTTTCCTCTTTGGTCGTATGCTCCCCCAAAATAGTGTGTAGCAATTTGATTAGGTACAAACAACTCCCCTGCTGTATACCCAAATCTTTCCTCTACTGTAATATCCCTATTATAAGCCATTTGAATACCACCAGTTTTCATACTGTTATATTCCTTGCTTTGCTCTAATGTATCTATCTCATCTTTAGTAAGTTCTGTGTAATAATAATCTACTACTTGACCTACTGACATCATTGTATATTCTACAATCCAATCTGCATCTTCAAGTTTATAGGTCTCAGGAGATTGTATAGTAAACAAATACAAAGGATTAACCTTTCTAAATACTA